AAACCGAACGATTTGCAGATTGCGCTGGTTGCTCTTCCAGTTGATATCGGCCAGCTTGTCGCCGCCTGCCTGGTTCATCGAGAACCCGATATTGTTATCATCAAGATGCGCTCGCAACGCGCCGTCGAGCGGACCGAGCAGGAAGACTGTAGGATTATCCGTGTCCCGCTTAAGGGAATACGGCCAGGTGTAGTTTGGGTTGAATGGTATGATTGCCATGATGGGGGTCCGTGTTTGTAGGAGTTGGTTTATTTGTAGGGGCGTCCTTCGACTTCGCTCAGGATGCGCCCCTACGTGTGCACCTCTTTAGGTGAATGTGTACACGAGCTCGTCGTTGCCGGCGTCCTCGTTGAATGCCAGTCCGATCTCGCCGATGTGCTTCCCTTCGCGCTCCGCATCCTTGAAGTCAAGGTATTGTGCCTTCGGACCTGTGATGGTGCAGATGTTGCCCGCCGTCTGGCCCACCTTCACGGACATGGCGCCTTCCGTGCCTGCCTTCAACCGGGCAATGAAATCGTGCGTTGCCACGAGCTGGTACTCCGGATCGAACGATCCCACCGGCTCCCGGCCTGTGATATGGAACCCGAGCAATCCTGTTGCTGCGCGTGTATCCACCCGCTTGCTCAGCTTGTTGCCGAAATCCAGATCGAGCTTGGAGATGATGGCTGCGAGCGACTGCATGGTGAATGCCGAGCTGACGCAGATCGCCGGCAACGTCGGATTGTACGACGCCGATGGGAATGCCACGTCTGTCGGTCCGGCGTAAATCCCCATGCCCTTGAATTCCAGCACGGTGATCTTGTTGACTTCGATGCTCGTTTTCAGAGATCCCATAATGCCGGCAATGATGCGCTTGGTGCCGTCAAAGTAGGCGTTCATGGTCATGGACTTGCCGGGCCCGAAGAACGAGCTGGAGATGGCAGCCGAGGATGGCACATACTGCACGTCCACCTGGTCGGCGCTCGTATACACGAACGTCCACACGTCGCCGATCTGCCACGTTGAAACCGGATCACCCACGCCGTTGGCGTCGGGATCGCCTGTGGTGAGTGCAAGCGATGAGAGGCCACCTGAGAATGCGTTGGCCGTGAAGTCGCTGTCCGTAACCTGTGCCGTGCCAACGATGGCCGCCGTGCCGTCGTTGGGATAGAAGATGGCTTCGAACGTCGCATCTTCCGGATTGGTGATAGTTTTGGCCGTGAGCGTTAAGCGTATCTTGCCGCTCTTCGAACTGAATGCCGGCGTGCCAATCGTGATGACCGGGGCCGGTGAAACTCCCAGGTTGGCAGAGGATGCCACGGCCGCTCCGATGGCCTCTACGCCGGAATGGACTGTCGGCACAAATCCGGATGCCTGCAGGATTGCATCGAGCGGCGTGTATGCCGTGCCCGGCGTGCCGGACCCGTGCAGTTCCATCTTGAATGCCACGTCATACAGGGATTCGCCCGGGATGCTTGGCAAGCGTCCGATCGTGCTGCGATAGAAGTCCCGTTTCTCTTGGGCGATGGTCGGCGTGACGACGAGGTCCCGCACATAGGTGGCATCCGTTGCGCCCGGCGAAACCGCCGAGCTTTGCGCCGTTTCTGTTTTGAGCAGTACCATCCGGCGGTTGGTCATGAGTGGTGTTGACATTGGCGTGCCCCCTTAAAATGATTGTTACGTTTCTGATTCTTTCCATTTCTCCGTGCGGTACCAGATCTTGATCGTGATATCGACGCTCAAGACTTGACGCTCTTCCTGATCGACAAAGGGCTTTGCACCTTCGTCTGATGTTGCGATCGCAATGCCGGACCATGTTTCGCCCAAGTGGCCGTCTGTTGTTGCGCCGATTGCCTTGTATACATCGGCGATCACCTTGCGGATCTTCTCCCCGGCTGTGGCGCTGCCTCCGCGGAACGGGGCCGAGATGATCACGGTAAGCCATCGATCCTGCAGGGCCGAGTTGCCCTTGGCAATATGATCGAATGGCTCGTCGCCATCATCGCGGAATGTGAGCGCCTTGCCGAGTTCGTTGTCGTGGAACGGGGTGGTCCGCCACTCGGAAACCTCCGTGCCTGAATCGGTGTAGAAGCCGTTGGTGACTTTGATCGTGGCCAGACGTGCCGCAACTTTTTCGATGATCCGTTGTGCTGTGATCGTGCTGGCCATGTTACTTTGTCGCTATCCTCCAGAGAAATCCGCTGACAACCATGAGCCCCACGACGAGCAGGAATGAAATGATGAACGCGAGGACGGGAGAATGTGTTGCTGTCGGACCGTCTCCCTTCCCTGCCGTCGTTGCTCTCTTGTGTTCGATATCGCCAAGCGTTCTGATGACCATTACTTTGTCTGGTCCTTGCTGAGATAGACCGATGTCATGCCTGCTGTATCCGGCTCGGCTTTGATGATGTAATAGTTGACGTCGTTGATGAGGAGCCTGCACGTGTTGTCGATATCTGTAACGTCCGATGTCTTGCATCGCGCCAGAGGCGAGGCGTTCTGAATGGCGACGTTGCCCACCGGCTCAATCGAGTTTTCCCGGTCGAAGATGACCAGGAGGCGTTTGGTTGCGCCGGTGGGATTGGTGAAGACCGCTTCCTGCGTGTCTTCGTTGTCGTCGAAAAACTCCTCCACGAACTCTTCCACGGTCAGGGCTTGTAGTTGAGTTTAACCGTGATGACGGGATGACTTTTGGTTGCGCCAGTGACCCCATTCCCCGCTGCAGCCGGATTCTGGCTCACGTGCAACCGCCCGGTGATCGTGTCCAGGATGTCGGTATCATTATCCCGCAAGACGATTTCGTGGGACTGTGCCGCTCCAGTCGTACTCACTAAAGTTTGTGCCGCAATGGGCGACCAGGTTGTGCCGGCGTTCGTGCTAAGCATAACCCAACAGGTATCCCGGACCGTGTCTGCCACAGAAATCGTGATGCTGGAGAGGTTGTAACCCCCGGGGTAAATATCGGCCGTCGAGTCCGGCGTGGATGGCGTGGACGTAAGCGTCCCCATGGTGTAGTAGAACCACCCTGGGATTGTTTTGGCGTTCACCTTTGTCGGCGATTGGGCTGCCAGCGTGGCCGTGAAGATGATCGCCAGTATGACAACAAATGCAATGCTCCACTTTTTCATGTGGTCGTTCCTCCTTGGTTAAATTGATGGACTTACCGGTTGATGACCTGCTCCTCGAAGAGCCGCTTTTTTGACGACTTCTTCCCATCCTCCTCTTTCACCTCGGATGCAGGGATGTAATCCTGTCCCTTGATGAGGATCTTGAGGTCTGCATCACTGACTTCTGCGACCTGGCCATCATCGAAATGGCACTTCTTCTTATCCCCGTTGTAGAAATTCTGTGATCCGATGAACTTGACTTTCATAACGACAACTCCTTATGATCGTGGTATGAAGCAGGGGCGTGACGCATCACGCCCCTACCGGGATTGTGAAGAGAACTACACTGCCGCTGTCTTCATCACCCCTACTGCCGCTGCGAGCGTTCCCTTGAAGCCTACACGCTCGGTCGTTCGCACGATCGAGCCATCCGCCTGCAATGCGTTGTAGATGATGTCCGTGCCGTTGTCGAGCACGCCTTCGCTGCTGACGACGGTCTCCACCTCGCGCCGCTGACCCATCAGCATCCTGTCGCCGTTGCAGAAGGCTGCGTACTTCGTGCCCGCTGCGTCGGTGAGTGCTCCGAGCGCCTCGATCCCATCCGAGTTGGCAATGGGATATCCCCAGAGACGTGCCGGGAGATCGCCGGACGGTGGCCGGTAGATGTAATTCCCCTGCAGATCCCGGAGCCCTTCGAGCTGGCTGACGGAATCCGGGGGCATGAAGTATTGCGCTCCCATCCGGTGGCGTCGCGGTACCGCATCACGCAAGAGCCTCCAGTCATCCGCATCGGCATCGGCGAAGCTCGTCTTGCCTGCAGCCATCGTGACGATGGCCGTGCCGAAGTTGATCAGGCCGGTGAACGTGCTCGATGTGCCGAGCAACCCGCCTGCGTTGGCCACGAAGCCGTCGAGATCCTCGAGCTTCTGGATTGCCTCGGCGATGGACTCGATGTAGATCGGCAGCAATGCGACTGCCTGATCCTCGTCGGCCTCCGCCGTCCAGGAAGAGATACCGGCGATCTTCACGGCCGTCAATGTGCCCTGACCGAAGACCAGATCCGCTGCCGTGATGTTGGAACCTTCCGCAACGTGATACGCGATGGCCTTGGTGACGATGGCATTCAGCTTGAGCGTATCGGTGATCATGGAGACCGGACGGAAGTACCTACGCGCATCTCCCCATGCTTCCACCAGCGTGAAGATCTCCGCAAAGAGCGGGGCTGGCGTGATGAGATACTTGCCCGCACCATCGGTCAGCGTGGACATGAGACGCATCTGCTGCGGGTACGGCAGCTTGGATTCCATGATGCGCTTGACGCAGGCTTCGATCTCCGCATCCTGCAATTGCGGCGTGAACTGCTCTTCGAGTTGCCGCATGCGCCCTTCCCACTTGCGGGTGAGCGTATCGCTCCCCTTGTGCCGGGCAACCAGGAGGCTTAGGCCAACTGCTGCCCTGCGCTGCCAGGGCTGCACGAAGTCCCGCATGGCGATGATTGGTGACGTCTTGTCGGGTGCGCCCGGTGTTGCCGTTTTGTGGGGCTTGGAGCCTGCGGTAAGGAGCTTCCGCATTTCATCGCGGAACTTCTTGCCCGTCCAGTTCTCGTTGCGGGCCTGCGTGGCCAGATCCGCTATGCCGGCAACGTCTTTGTACTCCCGGGCCGCCGACTCGATCTCCGCTCGCTGATCGCGCTGGGCGTTCATGCAGGAACGGGTGAATGCATCGACTGTGGTGGCTCCGTCATTGACGGCAGTGCTGCGCAATGTCTCGATGTTGTCGAGGTGCGAGAAATCGGCAGCAACCACGCCGATCTCCTGGATGCGCTGTCGCTCGGCTTGGGCCGCTTCTTTGCGTGCCTTCTCTTGGGCGGCTGCGATTTCTTCTGGTGTCATGGTACTTCCTCCTTGTGATGTGGTGGTAGAGCGTGATTGTGATTCTTGCGGATTGAAACTTCTGATGGATGTGAGCACTTTCTTCATGTCCGAGATATCTTCGAGATCGTAAAAGTCCAGACCACGCTTGCCCAACCCGACCGATGGATCTGCCGGAATGTCCACGCTCGAACCCTCGAACGGTTCAAACGCACACAGGAATGCCGGCTTGCCTGCCTCCAGGACCATTCGCTTGATCTCCGGCGACATTTCCTCGGGCTTCAATTCCCGTGGCTCGCTCGTGAACATGTACCCGACCGACGTATGCACGGCAATGCCATCCACCATATCGTTGAGCAATGCGGTTGCATCCTCGTTGCGCGAGAGACGGGCAATGCCGGAGAGCTTGCCATCCTTCACGGCGCCGCTCTCGATGACACCACGACGCTCCCAATGATTCTGCATGAAGGGGGGTGAGTTGGTCCATCGCTCCATCTTCACGTTTGCCATGTCCAGTATCTCGATGCCCCAATAGCGCTCCACCGGCGTTGCCGATGCAAACGTAAGTAGCACTGTGCGTCCCTCTATGTTCACCAGGCTGCGATCAAATGTGGCAATGCGAAAATGCGGCTTCGCTGCGAGTGCTCTGAAATCAGGATGCATGTGCGTTCCCGTTCGTTGGTATAAGGGCTTTAAGTTCTCTGACCAGGTTTATGAAGTGATCCATCGGCAATGCACGGCCTTTCTTTTCGGATGGCGTCTCATCGTCAGAGTTGACAGGCGGCTGCGCGTTGAGATTGCTCTGGAATGTCAAGCCAAGTTTCCCGGCGAGTTTCATTTCGTCGGAGAGCTTCTTGTAAATATCATTCAGATCGTCGCCGCGCTCGGCTGCATAGCGACTCCGTGTTGCAAGTCCGAAGAGGATTTCCAGGATGCGTGCCTGGATATCGCCGAGCGGATCGAAGTGATCCCACGTCCGGCCGGTGAATGACCCTTTGCGGAATTTCTCGAACTTGCTCAGCGGTAATGTGACTGCCTGCGTGGCCATCGCCATGCGGAGCCAATCATCCTTCACCAGCTCCACAAAGTCTTCGATCATCGCTTCCTGGCCGTCCCTCCACAGTTCCCGCTCCTCACCCTTCCCGTTGCGGAGAGCCGAGAAGTTCACGTTGCGGAGATCGCTGGCGATTGTGTTGTAACCCGGACCCCATCCAGCTGCAACGCCGATGAGTGAACCGATCATATAGTCGCCGTGTGAATCGCTTGGGAAGTCGGGATCGTTGGGGACATATTTATAGCCGAGCGGCAACTCCTCGTTCGTGCCGGGCTCGAGTGTGCGCACGAGATTCCCTCGTTCGTCCTTCTCTCCGTCGACCGCCTGCTGATTGGCAAGACCGACCGGCGTACCATCCGGCGCAATCTCACGCTGGTAGAATCCTCCGACGCTCGCAGCGGAGCGGACCTTCTCGGCATACGCCTCTTCGTACCCGTGCAACACGCGCATGCGCCGCATGCTCGGCGACATGGCAGTGACGCCGCGTGTCTGAAATGCGCGGAATTGATCGAACCCGTGATAGATGAGATTGGCCTCCACGCGCACGCTCTTGGCTGCCGTCATGCCGGCACGGAAGAGATCCCGTGTCTCGTCTGCGCCCCGAAGCCAATAGGCAACCGGCTTGCGGTACGCGTTCAGCTCAACGCCAAGCACGATGATGTTGCCACCATCGAGCCTCTTGTTGAGACGGTCATCGATGAGATCGGGCTCCAGCATTTGCAACTGGAAGCCGTACTTTGAATCGTTGAAGACTTTCTTCACGAGGAATTCGCCGTCACGCTTCAGCTGCTCGATGACCATGTGTTGCACGCGCCGGAAGGAATGCAGGCCCGTGACTGTGCAGTTGAGTCTGAGGCACCAATCAACCCAGCCGGTTTCCACGATCTTGTTGGCGAGCTCGTCGGCCCGTCCATCGTTCTCCCGGATATCGGCCTGGTACGTGAAGCCGTAGGCGCCCGCAATGTTCAGCCGGCAGAGACGAATGAAGTTCGCCGCATAGCCGTCGTTCATGGCCAGGTCACGCGCCCGTGCCTTCATCCGGAGATTGGATTGATACCAGTGCTGATCGGCGGTGTAGTCCACGGGGTTCCAGTCCGTGCTCAGACGGTCGAGCGAGCCTGCATCGTAGGAGCGACGGAATTCATGCAGCGCCCGCGTGTACGCGTCGTGCTTCGCTTCGCTGAATTTCTGCAGGAGACGGAGTTCTGTTTTCTTGATCTCCGTTGCCGGAAGAAAGCCGAATCGCTTCGCTATGGTTTGAACAACGCTCATGGGTTTCCCCGCCGTGTCAGGATTGTCCGGCCTGTGCCGATGCCGTTTTGAAGATTGGCAGCTTGCTCCTCTGCCTGCACCTCGAGCTGTAACCTGGATCGTGCGCCGAGCATCTCCGTCCAACTGCGATAGTGGATGCGCCGCGCTGCAACTTCCCGCTCGTCATATCCCTTCCCCGCAAACGAGAGAATCGCTTCCTCGATGGCGTCCAGCATCTGCCGTGCGGATGACCGTGCATCGAACCCACCGGCCATCGTGCGGAGATTGGGGAGCAGGTTAATCTGACGGCTTGTTGTAGTGTATTCGTCTGTGCCTTTCGTCCAGTAGAGGACGACGTTGTAGATGCCGTCCGGATGTGCTTTGGATTGCGCCGGTGTCTGCGCGATGATCAGAGTATTGAGAGCGGCGTCGAGCGTGAATGCTGCTGGACCGATGAACCGGAGATGCGGCGTGTATTCGGAATTGGGATAGTTCTCGTCTGCTGGAATCTCAATCGACCAGGTGTCGCCGCAACGGAGTGAAGTTGGTATCATCGAGCTCTTTGAGTTTTGAACCGGGGCCCGACTGTACAGGATCGGGCCTTCAGTCCAGAAAATGAAAAAGCCCGACAGCTGCATGCAGTCAGGCTTTATACATTTCAGTGATCGATGATCAGTCAATCACGCAAGTAGGTATAGCAATTCCCCCTTGTTGTCAAGGCCCCAGTAAGGCCCAAATAATCGCCAATGAAATCGAGGGTTTTACAACAGTTCAATTCATGAACGTGTTGGGCGGGACGTGTTTCGGACGGATCCAATACAGCGATGTGAGTTCCCGCTTTGGCCTCTGATAACCGACATTGACAAATCCATCGGAGATCTTCTGCCAGCCATCGTCGGTGAGATATTCTTCGAGTGTTGTTTTGGCCTTGCAGTCATCGCAGAGAAGCAACGGCAGAATGGCAACGGCAGGCGAGTGCGAGCGATGCACGTAGATATGAAACACCGGATGCCACTGGCCTTCGTTCGGACAGCCTGTTGTATTGCACATCATATCTTTGCGCTCCATTTCTTTTCTGATCGTGGTTTGACGATGATGGTCTTGTCGCCGCGCTCGGTTGCGGCTTGCTTCATTTCTAATGTGAGCACGACGGTGATGTTTGGTCCGGCAGTTCTCAGGATGTGGTTGATGATCCAATCACGCGGTGCACCGGCTTTGGCCGCCAGAGCATTGTAGAACTCTGCGACATCAGTGTCAAGCCGTGCGCGAGGCTCATCGGCCATGCAACTCCTCCGTGGCGGTGAGTCCTGAAGTTCGGATCTTGATGTTGTACGCCTCTTCGTATCCGTGCAATTGGCGTATGCTGCGCTCTCTTACAATATCCGCACAAGGTTGGCATGCGACGTATTGCCTGCCGTAGCGATAGACATACGTCTGACCAATCTTCCAGCACCCTCCGGCTTTGATTTCGCAATTCATACTTTGGAACTCCATCTGCTTTTCTTGCGCGGGATGTAAAGCTGCTCAGTCTTCGGTTCCGGACGTTCAGCTTGCTCCTGGAGTTTGTGCAATTTCGATTCAAAGCTGGCCTTCCACTTGCCCCATACGGGACGCATCAACTCCATCGCACAGAGAGACATGTATGTCATATCGAGTGTGTGATTGTCGCGTCCCGATGGCAACTCCCACACGTACACGATTGCAGCGCCTTTCCATTTGCGGACCTTGTTCTCTGCGGTGAGCTGCTGACAGAACGAGGATGTTACAGTATAGGGGAGATGGATGTAGCCCGGCAATGGTGTGCCCGGTTTCCATTCTTCCGGACGCTTCATGGAGAGACGATCGTAGATCTTTGTCTTGGCATCGTCGGCGCCGAGGATGAGCAAGAGCGCATGCGTTTTTTTGTCCCGGCCGCTCGCCTTCACAAGCGGTCGCTTGCCGGAAAATCCTTTCGTGGAGAATATCCCCCTTGCCTCGCGTGGGGCCGTGAAGCGATAGACATCCGTGGTATATGCGCCCGAGTCCACGAACATGCACCGGATTGGGAGCGAGAGCGGTACCTGATCCGTGCTGCGGGCGTGCTTGAATTGCTTCTTGGAATATTCGTCCAGCCGTTCCCATGTCTCATTCTGATGCGGACTGCCGGGAATGATGACATGCTCGATGAGCCAGCTTTCATCACCATCACCCCAGGCGTAGACCAGGACTTCGATACGATCTATATGCACGTCGGCGGCAGCCGTGAGGAGATACGCACCGTTGGGAACGATGTTCTCGTAATTCTCTCGCCGTCCCATAAGGACGTTGTCGGAGATGGAGAGTGCGTCGACGTCCTGGAATGTTTCCCCCGTGCGTGTGTTGATGTACACGCGCAGCGTTTCCCGCTGCTGATGCGCCACAAGGAAATCGAGCGCGAGCCTGAGCCATGTGGTGTTGAAGGATGAATACATTTCCGAGATGTGAAAGCCGGCAATGTGCTGCTCTTCCGGACGGGCGAAACGCCACTGACCAACCCGGACCATCGGTTGTTTATCTTTCTCGTCGATCTCGGCGTTGCAGTTCTCGCACACGTAATGCGCCCAGGTGCAGTTGGCCTTATCGAATTTCAAATAGCCCCTGGCAAGATTGCCGATCATGATTGCATCGCCGAGCGGATCACCCACACGATACGAATCCGTTGCGAAGATGGATTTGGGAGAGAAGACAAGCATCTGGAAATGTTTGCAGCGTGGACACGGAACATAGTAATGCCCCTGGTTGCTGTTGGCGTATTGCGATTCGATGCGGGAGACGTTCCGGACCGTTGGCGTGGACCCGACGACGATCTTACGGTTCCGTACCGTCGCCGTGCGGCGTTCGGCAAGTGTGAGCGGATCGCCTTCATCACCGGCTGAGAGCGGCGCCCCGTCCAGCTCATCGAATAGAAGCAACCGGATAGTGACCCTGCGAAAGCCTCGCGGTGAATTTGCGCCGACGACACGGATGGAACCACCGGGGAAGAGTTTATGCAGAATCGTGTTGCCTGCTTCCCTTCCAGATGAACTCTTGATCTTATTCTGCAGGCATGGCGTATCCCGCAGGAGTGCGTTGAGACTGTCCTTGCTCCACTCCCGGCCATCCTCCACGGTGGGCTGCACCATCATGATCGGGCATGGGTCTTCGTCCATGTGGTAGCCGATGGCGTTCTCGAGGATGGACGTGAAACCGGTACGGCCCGACTTCATCTCCACGATCTTCCAGGGGTTCATCGGGAATGGAATTTCTCTCCCTGTTGAATCGATCGTGGTGACAACCTTGCCAGTGATATCGTGGATGATCTGCGGGACTTTGTCCGCAGAGATCATATCCATGATGCCGCGCTCCCATTCGGCGTTCGTGGTCTTCCATTGCCCGGGGTTTGCCGACTCAGCTTCGGGGCTGATGATCCTTCGTTCGTCGGCCCACTGGCTTAACGTGTGGATCGGCGGCGGCATCATGAGACTGAGCAGACTTTGAGTGTACAACTCCAAGTCCACGTAAGTCCATAACCTTGACGGTTGCAGTTGCAAGCTCTGTGAGATGATTCCGGACCTCTGTGTTGATGATCGATTCGATTTCTTCCTGCGAGCGGCCGTGTGCCCTCGATGCAACCTCTTTGCCGAGCCCGAGAAGATTCTGTTTCAATGTGATGACCAGCCGTTGATGCGTCTGCAATTGCTGCGCGACCGGTATCAGCTCGGCGCGTTGCTTGCGTAAGCGGTCCTCGGCCATGGCTGCCTTTGCGCGAAGAATGCGGTTCGTGGTCTGCGTTGTGGTTTCATCGCCGCGCCGGGCTGCCTTGATTTCCCCCCGTAGCTTTTCGATGTACCAGCGGACCACGGCAACGCTATCAAACTGTCCCCGCCCCGCACTTGGCATGCCCTCGTTCTTCACGAGCATGTTCACCATGCGGGGCGTGATGTTCAACAGGTGCGCGATCTGATCACGGGTTGCGTAGCTCATGTCAGGACGTGATGCGATTCCAGGAACTGCCGCAGATGCCATTTGTAGCTCTTGATGGTTGCATAGCAATAGTTCCGCAACTTCAATTCTCTGTGAAAGAGAGTCACGTATCGTTCACAATCCATCGCTCAAGCCCCTGTGTTTATTGGTGGTCGGTGCCAGTTAGGTGTATCTATACGTTACACGCCATTTGTTGAAGTAATAGGCGCAACCGCAAAAAGCGGATTCACCTTCGCCATACGTGGCTCGATTATCCCTCGCACGTACTCTTCGTTCAATTCGATCCCGATGCTGTTTCTTCCAAGACGTTCCGCAACTTCGAGCGTGGTTCCACTCCCGGCGA